TTACTTGCGCATCACGTAGGAGCGGCTGATGAAGCCGATCATGCCGGTCACGACGTCTTCAACCTGGTACCAGTTTTTCAGTTCAGCCAGCACGGTCAGTTCTTTGCCCTGGGGGCAGGTGGTGATGACCGCCGCGTCCAGACTGGGCGCCCAGCGCAGGTTCACCCAACCGGAAGCACGGGCAGGACGGGCAGTAACCGTGTAGGGAGACACCCGCACGGCCGTTTTGAACTCATCGTTCATGGCGGAGAAGGTCGTGTTGCTTCCAGGGGTAGAGCTTTTCTTCTCAGGGGCGGGGGTGGAGGGAGTTTTGGGGGCGGGCTTGTATTCCATCAGGAAACGGCTCTGCACATACGCTACAAAGCCATCGCCGGAGGCCCAGTTGATCACGGTCCAGCCATTGGCCATCGTCATACGCACGGAGACCGCTTCGCCATATTTCAGGGAGCCGATCACGTTGTCGCCCGTCATCGGGTCTCTGCGCACGTTCAGGCTCTTGCCGTTATCCGTATACACATACATGGTCCATTCGGCAGAGGCGGGAATGAGCATTGCCGCCATGATGGCAATGAGCGCCAGGGAAAGCAGTCGTTTGGTCATGGTTACATCTCCTTTGGGCGTTTTCACAACGCCAGAATTATTTTGAGCGAAGCACGGCGGCATCGCATCAATAGCGGAAAGATACGCAGTCAAACAGATCACAAGTCCAAGGCCAACCAAAGCAAAAACCCCCTGAAAATGCATGATTCTCAAGGAGTTTTGGTACGCCCGGTGCGATTCGAACGCATGGCCTTCAGAGTCGGAGGCTTTGGACTGTACTTTGTATAATATTCTGGTTGTTGCAGTTCCCTATATGCGCAGAATATTATACAAATACCTTGAATAATATGCAATCAAGAATTTGGGTTACCGACAGAATTACCGACAGTTGCCAATTTACCGAAGTGTTTCCGGGCGGACTGGATCGCTTTATCCTGCCGGGCCTGGGAGAGGTGGGTGTAGATCCGCATCGTGACCATGACGTCTGCGTGCCCCATCCAAAGCTGGGCTGTTTTCACGTCCACCTCGCCGGAATCGTACAGCATGGTGCAGAAGGTGTGTCTCAGGTCATGGCAGCGGATGGGGAACGAGCGCCAGGCGGCCAGCTGCTCGGGCGTGGCCCAGCGGCGGGACGTGCCGTTCAGCTCCTGTTCCAGATTGATCTGGTAGGATTCCAGGCATCTGGAGAATGCGGATTCGGTCATGGGCTTGCCGGCGGCGGACCGGAGCACCAGGCCCTCTTTGGGTGCGGAGGCCAGGATCGTGTCCAGCGGGGGCAGGATGGGCACGGTGCGGACCGATGCCGCGGACTTGGGCGAGTCGATAAAATAGTCGGTGCCCTTCTCTGAGATGTGGGCGGACTCCCGGACATGGATTTCCAGGGCGTCCAGGTCAATGTCCCGATCATAGCGCAGGGCCATGACTTCCCCGCGGCGCAGGCCGGCATAGAGCATGATCATGGCGGCATAATAAAAACGGTGATCCTGGCAATGGTTGGTGATGAACACGCGCTCCTCGTCGGTCAGGGCGCGGTGGGTGCCCTCGGGACCCTTGGGGATAGACAACTGATCACATGGATTAAAGAGGATCAGCCGATCCTGGCGGGCGGACTCAAAGAGCGCGCGGGCGGTCATGGCTGATTTTTTGATCGCAGAGGCGGACAGGCCGCTGCGGGTGTTCAGCCAGGCCTGGACATCGCTGAGGGAGATCTCCTTCAGCTTCTTTCCGCCGAAGGCCTCTTTCATCAGTTTTACATCGTGTTCATAGGTGGCCTTGGTGCCGGGGCGAAGATCGGACTTATAGGTTTTCAGCCAGTGATCTGCGTAAGCGCTGAACCCGGTTTTATCATCCGCTTTCAGCCCGACGGCCAGCTCCTGCTCAAAGGCCTTTTTCTTCGCATTGGCTTCGGCCTGGGATTTGCCGTAAAAGGATTTTTTCTTTGCGACGCCGTTGGGATCCTTGTAACGAAGCTCGACCTGAAAAAGGCCATCCTTCCGACGGGTACGCCGGGCAGACGATTCCTTTTTCTCAGGCTGGGGAAACGCAATGATTTTGGATGATACCGCCGCCACGGTACCCACCTCCTTGCCGCGCCTATGATACCACGATGATAAAAGGGGCGGCAAGGGGCAAAATCTTAAATAATTGTTAAAGATTTAACAATTTCTTAACACAAATAACAAAATGAAAATGAATTTGTTACGCATGCGTTATGCATAATCGAAAATCCATTTAATAGGTATATACTGTGGATAACCTGCATAAAACAGTGTATAAAATATGAATATAACAAAATAACAAAATAACAGAAAAAAATATAGTGCCCCAAACTTTTTACATCGACCCCGGCTCCGAAGAAAAGTTTTGGAGGGTGGGTGTATTTCAAACTGTTATTTTGTTATTTCTGTTACAGGAGTCCGGAAAGCCAGGCGGCATAAGGGTTTTCCACATAACAAAAAGAAAAGCGGTGTAACAAAACTAAATTGAAACTGTTACACCGCCAGGGACTTTTATGATGATGTGCCCACTCTTGTGTATTCATCGGCATATTTCCAAGAATAACCTGCAGCGTGTTTCTGCTTTCCTTTTGCAGCGTCACGGATACAGCTTTTGTCAATCTCCATTTCCTTGGCGGCACTGGCCACGCTCTCATATTCTTTGATTATTTCAGTGCCGTCAAAGGATAGTTGGAGCACTGGACGCTTATTCCCTGGTGTAGGCCTTTTGTTTTCTACTGCCGCTTTCTTTTCTTCCTGCTTGGCTTTTCTTACCTCGCGGGCTGCTGCTTGTTCCTGCAAACGCTGCTCTTTTTGTGCATTGGCGTTTTTCCTGGCAACCAGTTTTTCTTTCCGTTCCGCCATACCGCCGGGAAGGGAAGGATAAGGAATGTCTTTGTCGATGGCCTGCTGGCAAACTGAGATAGCGGCGTCAAAATCCTTCCGTTTTGTCAGAATGATAATGGCTCGATTGAAAGAATGGAAAGCGGGGGCAGGCCACCCGCACAGCTCGCAGTATCTTCTGACCTGGTCAACAAGGCTGAAATCCTGATAGCATAGAGCAAGGATAGCGTCCATTTGTGCATCTGCATCGTCAGTATGTTCCTGCGCAAATTTATATTGATCTTCGATCTGGGTTGATAGCTTCATATGCAGCTGATAGGCTTTTTCCACTTCCAGCTTGTCAGACGCGGCTGAGGCGCACGCCTGGACGATGGCGTGAACAGCTTTCGCGTCATCCAGAGCCCTATGCGCCTGGCCGATCTGGTGCCCGATATGGTCGCAGACGGTGGCCAGCTTTTTGTTCGGCAATCCTGGAAAACACTGCCGGGCCATTTTGAGGGAATCAGCAAACAATAATGGTTTGGGAATATCCAGTTCAGAAAAAGCAGCATACATGAATTTGATGTCAAAGACAGCGTTATGCGCCACGAGAGGAAAATCTTCGATAAACTCCACAAAGGATGGAATGGCCGTTCCGTAAAAAGGGGCGGAGGCAACCATATCATCCGTGATGTGGTTGATCGCTGAAGCCTCGGGCGGTATATGGCGGCCTATGCCTGGATTGACGAAGGTCTGAAACGTGTCCACGATCTGACCATCCCATACCTTGACCGCGCCGATTTCGATAATACGGCAGGATTCCGCATCGAAGCCAGTGGTTTCCAGGTCAAAGGAAACATAGGCTTTCAGATGCTTCTGAAAGAAATCCTCAGGAGATATGGGCGGCGGAGCTTCCAGAACAACAGACGTTCCCTTGGATTTTTGAAGTTCATTCTCAGCTAACATCTTTGCATGTGCATACCCATCTACCCTTGGCTTATCTTCCGAAAATGGTTTTATATCGGAATCTTCACTCTTTTTTAAGGATTTGACAGAAGCTCTGATTACAAAAAATAGAATAAAGACAAAGGCTACAATAAAATACAAGGCATCCACCTCTTTTTATATGCACGTTACGCCATCGAGGAAATATGCTCTTCTTGCCGCATTTCAGCCGTTTCAATAAGAGATCGGGCATTCTTCATAAGGAGAGATTTTCCGGTTGGATTAAGCTGCCTGAAAATCTCGATCAAGTTTATTTCATCATGATCATTCAAGGTGACAGCTTGAGAGGATGCAATGTCAGTTAATCCCAACAGATAGTCAACCGATGAGTGGAATATTCCAGCAAGGGCTATAAGGGCATTGGTGTCCGGATCACGTTTGCCGTTTTCAATATTTGTGTAAGCGGCTCTTGTGATACCAAGTTTTTCCGCAACCTGATCCTGGGTCATACTGAGATTTTCACGGATGGATTTAAACCGATACATAACAATCACCTCTTATTCTATTGTAATGTGTCAATAAGAAACATGCAATAAACGTGTCAAAAAGAAACAAATATGTAAAATGATCTTGACAATGTGTCGTAACGAAACTATAATAAGTGTCAGTTCGACACAAGAGGTGGTTCGATGGATTTAGCGGACATGAGAAAACAGAAAGGGCTGACCCAGGAAGATATGGCAAAAGTGCTTGGTATCAGCCGGCCCGCGTACACCAATATCGAAACGAACAGGAGGAAACCTTCTGTGAAAATCGCTCAGAAAATTGGGATGATCCTGGATTTTGATTGGCCGAAAATGTACGAGGATGCTGCGAAATAAAGCCATTCTGTACGATAAAAAGGGAGGGATGACAATGCATAAGGGATTGCTTGCAACGCTGAGCTATATGTACCGGTACCTGTGCATGGCGCGGGGAAAAATGGACCGGACTGAGCTGGCGAGCATTGCCGGGAGTGCCGGGGCCATGGCTGGCCATGCTGCGGAGGTGCTGGAGCCCCAGGAGGGCGACGACCTGAGGGAAAACCGCCTGGACATCGAGCAGGCGCAGCTGGTGGACCAGCACATTGAAGAAATGGTGGAATGGCTGATAAAGCTGGAAATCGTTTAAACCAATGACAGGAAGCACCTCATCCGGCCCTTCGGGCCACCTTCCCCTCCGAGGGGAAGGCTTTTGGAGGAAATAGAATGGAGAAGGACACCAGTGTAAAGGCCATCGGGCCGGACTGCCTGAACTGCTGGAAGAAGAACATCTGCCCGCAGATGGAGGAAGGAAAATTCTGCGGACAATGGCAGAGCAAAGAACCATCACCTCATCCGTCGCCTTCGGCGACACCTTCCCCTCAAGGGGAAGGCTGGGACCCGGACGAGGCCTGGAACCGGGGAGACAGCGACATGTTTTATATGTGAGGGATAAACCATGAGGAAGAAGAAGGAAACGGGCACCTTCGCGGTGCTGGACCCGCTGTACGGGTACCCGGAAATGATGAGCGCCCAGGACGTGGCGGGCTTCGCCGGGATCAGCGAGCCAAGCGCGCTGAAATGGATGCAGGAGCACGGCGGCGTGATCGTGGTGAAGGGCAAGGTGCGCAATGTGTGGCGGATCCACAAGGAATATGTGCGGAGGCAGTTCAATATTCCGAGGATTACTGCTTGATCACCTCATCCGTCAGGCTACGCCTGACACCATCCGAGGGCTGCCGCCCAGCCTCCGCTGAAAACCTGCCCAAGGGCAGGTTTTCCGGGCGCTGCGGCTCCCCTCGATGGGAAGGCATTTCTGCGGGATGTAAACTCCGGGCGGCCGGGAGGGAGGCCGCGCGTGAAGACCGGTAAAAGGCGGTTCGACTCCGCCCGCCCGCGCCAGCAGGCCAAGCAGAGCCTGCCCCTCATTCCTCCTGAGGATTCGCGCCGCGGCATCGGCGCGGATGGCAGCCGGAAAGACGGCGCTCTCCCCGGGCCCGTCTGGATTAGCGGACCGGGGAGGGATTTGGCTCCTGGTGAGCCATGGCCGCACCCGCAAGATGGCGGGCGGCACCTCATCCGGCGCTTCGCGCCACCTTCCCCTGCGAGGGGAAGGCATTGTGATCGCTGGCAAGATGGCCAGATCACGAACGGCTGCACCTGCAGGATGGCAGGCGGCAAAACGAGCAGAACGGTGTATAAAGGCACGCCGAAAACCTGCCGTTATCAGCCAGGACGCGCTGCGGGCAAGATGGCCCGGCGCGGGCCTGGATTCATTTTCGCAAAAACGGGATCGGGAGAAGATAAAATTGCATATCAACGATTTTTTGAACCTGCTGGAGCCGAAACGCAAAAAGCAGGACAGCAACGGAAGCTGGATATGCCGCTGCCCGGCCCACGACGACAAGACGGAAAGCCTTCACGTGAAGCTGGGGCGGAACAAGCGGGGCCAGGACATCATCCTGGTGAAATGCTTCGCGGGGTGCGACCGGCTGGACATCGTGCATGCCCTGGGGTTGCAGCAGAAGGACCTGACCTGCGACCCCAGCGATGACCCGCCATGGGACGGCGGGACGGTGCGCCAGGCGGTGCCGACATACGAAAAGAGGAAGACCTCATCCGGCGCTGGCGCACCACCATCCGAGGGCTACCGCCCGGCCTCCGCTGAAAACCAGCCCAAGGGCGGGTTTTCCGGGCGCTCCGGCCCCCCTGAAGGGGAAGGCCCAAAAAAGGCCGACCACGGGAAAAAGACGCTGGAATGCAGCTACGCCTATACCGACGAAAACGGGACAGTGCTGTATGAGGCGTGCCGGTACCGGTACGAGGACGGAACGAAGACCTTCCGCCAGCGCCGGCCGGACCCGGACAAGCCGGGACAATGGAAATGGGATATGCAGGGGCTGCGCCTGGTGCTATACCGGCTGCCGGAGGTGCGCAAGGCAATCAGCGAGAACCGCGCCATCTGGATCGCCGAGGGCGAAAAGGACGCGGACAACCTGGCCAAGATCGGCCTGTGCGGCACCAGCGCCCCCATGGGCGCGGGCAAATGGAACAAGGGGGACTACACGGCATCCCTGCGGGGCGCCACCTGCTACATCCTGCCGGACAACGACGAGCCCGGCTGGGCGCACGCGCGGGACATCGCCAAGAGCCTGGACGGCGTGGCCAGCCACGCGCGGATATTGGATCTGAAACGCATCTGGCCGGAGATCCCGGCGAAAAATGACGTGAGCGACCTGATCGGGCACCTGGGTGAAGCGAAAGCCAAGGAAGCGCTGATCGCCCTGGCCCGGGACAACAGCCTGCAATACGGCGACCTGGAAGGGCTGTACGCCAAGGTGCCGGGCTACGGCGTGGTGGCGGGCCGCATATGCCAGTACACGGACAGCGTGAGCAAGCCGCTGTGCAATTTCGTGGCGCTGCCGGTGAGCGTGCTCACCCTGGACGATGGCCAGACAATCCAGAAGCGGATGCTGATCCGGGGCTGGACGGCCACGGGCAAGGAGCTGCCGCCCGCCCAGGTGCCGGTGACGCAGTTCCCCGGCATGGGCTGGGTGAGCGAAAAATGGGATATCGCGGCGAACATCGCGCCGGGCAACACCACCAAGGACAAGCTGCGCTATGCCATCGCGGAGGTGGGGCGAATGACCGTGGAACGCCGCACGGAGTACACCCACACGGGCTGGCGCAAGATCGGCGGCGCGTGGGCCTACCTGCACGGCGGCGGAGCTATCGGCGCGCCGCAGGTGAGAACCGTGCTGGAAGGCGGGCTGGCCCAATACAGCCTGGACGGAGGTGACACAACAGCAAAAGACGGATACCGGGAAAGCCGGGGGCTGATGACCGTGATGAGCGAGCACGTGGCCGTGCCGCTGCTCTGCTGCGTATACCTGGCCCCGCTGCGGCACTTTTTGCAGCAGGCGGGCATTCCACCCAGCTTCGCGGTGTTCCTGGTAGGCAAAGGCGGCGGGCGGAAAAGCACGGCGGCGGCGCTGGCCCTGAGCCACTTCGGCAACTTCACCAGCCAGACGATGCCGGCCAGCTTCCACGACACGGCCAACAGCATAAGGGCCAAGGCGTTTTCCCTGAAGGATATGCCCATCGTGGTGGACGACTACCACCCCACCCAGAGCCCACAGGAGCGGCGCAAGATGGAGGGCATGGCCCAGGAGCTGGCCCGCGCCTTCGGTGACAATAGCGCGAGGGCGCGCATGAACGCCGACCGCACCCTGCAGCTGGCTCAGCCGCCCCGATGCCTGGCCATCATGACGGGAGAGGACCTGCCCCAGATCGGGGAAAGCGGGCTGGCGCGCTTCTTTGTGACGCGGGTGACGGCGGAGGACGTGCCGATCAGCGAAGCGCTGACCCAGGCGCAGGAGAACGCCATGCAGGGCAAGCTGCAGGCAGCGATGATCGGATACATCGAATATCTGCTACGGCAGGCCGACGACCTGCCGAAGAACCTGAAAGCGGAGTGGACGAAGCTGCGCGCCGAAGCGCAGCGGCGGCTTCCCAAGGGGAGCCACGCCCGCAACATGGGGGCCATCGCCCACCTGATGCTGGGCTGGGAAATCATGCTGACCTACGGCTACACCCTGGGCGAAATCACGCGGGAGCAGCTGCCCCTGGAGATCGACCGCGCCTGGCGTCAGCTGATCCAGAGCGGCACCCAGCAGGCGAAGGAAGCCCAGGAGGACACCCCGGAAAACGCCTTCCTGGACTGCATCCGCGAGCTGCTGGGGAGCAAAAACGCCTATGTGAAGGACCTGAGCGCCAACGCGGAGCCGGGCCCCAGCGGCGGGCCGGGCATGATCGGGTACCGGGACGAAATGTATTACATGCTGCTGCCGGAAATGTGCTATAAGGCCGTGAGCGAAACCTATGTACGCCAGGGCACCCAGTTTCCCCTTTCCAAGCGGGGCATACTGCGGGCCCTGCGGGAAGCGGGCGTCACCGAAGCCGATGAGGGCGGCGTGACGCGGGTGAAGCGCATCAACGGGCGGAACCAGCGGCTGCTGTTCATCCGGCGGCACAAGATCGACGGCGGCGATCCGCCCGCGGAGCAGCAGGGCTTCCTGGATGTGACGGGGGCGGATGCGGATAATCCCTTTTAAAGAAACGGAGGAAGAAGAACATGGCGGAAACAGACCGGGCCATGGACCTGATCCGGGATGAGATGGCCAAGTCCCACGACAACCCGGGAATCAGCATCCTGGGGGAATACCTGACGGAAAGGCTCCAGGGGGAGCCCGGGATCGCGGCGGCGATCCTGAAGCATAAGGAGCCGCTGGCCTTTGGCTTCGCGGCCATCAAGGAGCACGCGCGGAAAATCGCCAAGGGCGGCTATGCCTGCGTGGACGACAAGACGGGGCTTGCCCTGGCCTGCAAGGCGCTTGGGATAGGGACCTCATCCGGCGCTGACGCGCCACCTTCCCCTGTGAGGGGAAGGCTTGTAAATGATGCGCAAGCGCCTGCGCATGGAGAGCTGGATTTGGACGCCCTGCTGGGCGGGATATAAAAGAAACGGAGGAAGAAGAACATGGCGAAAAATTACAGAATCAGGATCGAGGCGCTGGACGGGGCGGAATCGGTGATTCCGGAGCAATGGGAGAAAACCACCTGCGAAGGATTCGCGCTGCTGACCTTTGACGGGAAACATTGGGAGTGGATCGTGCAGGGCGTTAGCAGGCCAGAGTTGGCTGAGGGCATCGTGAAGAGCGATCCGGTGATGGAGGCGGCCATCATTGCCAATGGCATACGGGAGAGCGCGCAATATCATGAATGGCGGTCTGCCGACGCCATGAAAAAGCTGTTTTCGATTGCCCTGGACAAAAACGGGAAACCGAAAGACAGGTGAGCGCAATGGAGCTGGAAGAAGCATTGCGCCACGCGGGGCGGCTGGACGAAAGCGAAGTGGAGCGGCGGGCGCGGGATGCGCTGCCGCACTACATGTTTACTGACGGGGACAAGCGGCACCGGACAGGATACTGTACCTGCTGCCAGAGCCAGCACATTCCCCTCCGGGCGGATGACAGCATTCCGGAATGGGCAGCCACCGACCCTTATGAGGATGAAGACACTCAGCACCATCCTGAATGGCAGTTAGGCTTTCGTGGACCATGGCGGGAATACGGACGCAGGGGCGAAAAATTCACCTTGACAAACAGCGGCAGGCAAAACGATTTCGGCTACTGCCCCGTGTGCGGGAACCTGGTGCAGTATAAGAGCTTTCACCTGGGCCGGAAGCATCTCTGCGATCGGATCCTGCTGATCCGCTATCAGAAAAGCGCGATCGACGAAAGAGTGCTGGTGATGCTGGGCTGGCTGGTGATCTGCGACTGGGGAGCATGGGACGATTACAACGAATGGCTGCCGGAGCTGTACATCGACCTGCGGGAAATCTGCGTGTTCACGCCGGGCCAGGGCGGCCAGCGCTTCACCAAACGGGTGTTCAACGAAATCGACTGGGACGCGCCGCCGAATGAAAAGGGCTTCATGGTGGTGAAAAGGGAACTGGCCTGGACGCACAACCGGCAATGCGTCAGCGGCTTCGACCCGTGGAGCGGGCCCTTCCGGCCAAGCGGCACCCTCTACATGCTGGATCAGGAAACGGTGGAAGCCGCGCTGCTGGGCACGCCCTGGGAACGGCTTTATGAGGCGAGAGAGGACAGCGGAGTGCTGGACCGGATCGACTTCTTCCACGCCGTGACCCGCTTTCCCTGCCTGGAATACCTGGAAAAGCTGGGGCTGCACCGGCTGAGCGGGATGCTGATTTCCGGTGACGGGAACAAGCGCCTGCTCAACACCCGGGGCAAAACTGCTCAGGCGGTGCTGCGGGTGGACGGGGATTTCTGGGGCTGGATCAAGGGAAACAAAATCGACGTTTCTCCCACGCTGCTGGAAATGTACCGCATCCGAAAGAAAACCGGCTGGAAGATCGGCAATGACGCGCTGCTGTGGCTGAGCGAGCGGGCCGACCCGGACGAGCTGATCGAGATCGGGCAGCTGCTGCCGGGCGGGCTGCTGAAAAAGGGCATCCGGTATATGCAGAAAAAAGGCGTGCAGCCCTTCCTTTTCCGGGATCACCTGAACACGATGAAGCTGCTGGACATGGACATGACGGACGCGGCCATGCTGTTTCCAGCCAGTTTCCGCCAGACCCATGATGAACTGAACGCGCGGGTCAAGATCGTGAAGAACGCGAAGGAAAACCAGCGGGTGGCGGCGCGGGCCGCAAAGCTGGACGGCTGGAGCTTCAGCGCCCTGGGCCTGACCATCCGGCCCTTCCTGGACGCGGACGAAATCATCCGGGAGGGAAACCAGCTTCGCCACTGCGTGGGCACCTACGTGGACCGCTACGCGAACGGCGGCACGGTGCTGCTGTGCCTGCGGGAGGACGAGCACCCGGACAAGCCATGGCGCACGGTGGAATACAGCGCGGCGGGAAAGCTGGTGCAGTGCCGGGGGTACAGGAACCAGAGCCCGGAGGACGAGCAGGAGCGGATTGACGAATTTCTGCGGATGTTTGACCGGTTCCGGAAGGAATACAAAAAGGTGAGGGTAGAACCTCATCCGGGCGGGCGGATGGTATCCGCCCCTACACAGCGGAAGAAGAAAGGACGGAAGGCGGCATGACGGAAATCACACGCAGCCCGGCGATGATCGCCGGGGAGATCAACACGATTAAGGAGCAGGTGCGCTCCACCGCGCTTTCCGCCTCGGTGGAGATCGGGCACCGGCTCCAGGAAGCCAAGGCGCTGGTGCCGGCGGGCGAATGGGTGCGCTGGCTCAAGGATAACGTGGATTACTCAGTACGCACGGCGCAGAACCTGATGGCCCTTGCCCAGGAATACGACGGCAGCCAGGCGCAGGCGCTTTCGCGCCTCAGCTACACCCAGGCGGTGATGCTGCTGGCCCTGCCCCAGGAGGAGCGGGAGGAATTCGCCGAGACCCACGACCTGGACGCCATGAGCACCCGGGAGCTGCAAAAAGAAATTCAGACCCTGAAGGCGGAAAAGGCCGAAATGCAGATCACCATGGACGAGCTGATCAAAAGCCAGGCGGACAGCCCCGCCGAGGAGCTGAAGCAGCAGATCGCCGGGCTGGAAGGCAAGCTCAAAGAAACCCGCGCCGCCGTGCAGACGGCCAAGGACGTGAACAAGGCCGCGAAGGAAACGGAGCGCCAGCTGCGGGACAAGCTGCGGGAAACCGAGGAAACCGCCCGCAAGGATAAGGAAGCCCTGGAAGCGGCCCTCAAAAAAGCGCCGGAGCCCATCATTCAGCAGGTGACGCCGCCGGACGTGGAAAAGGAGCTTTCCGACCTGCGCGCCCGGGCCAGCCGCAGCCAGGCGGAAGAGGCCCTGCGGGCCGGCTACAGCGTGATACAGAACATGTACGAACGGCTGCTGGAAAACCTGGCGGACCTCTCCCCCATCGACGCCGACCTGGCGGCCCGCTTTCGGGCGGCCTTCGGCAAGGGCCTGCGCATGATGGCGGACGGGCTGGAAAAGGACAAGGGGGCGGCGGCATGAGCGGAAAAATCCCCCGGGCGATCAGGCTGCCCGACGAGGGCTACGACGCCCGCTTCTGCCCCGCGTGCGGCGAAAAGATGATCACCCGCCACGGCCTGGCCGACCCGGCCCGGGGCTGGCACAAGCGCTACCGCCAGTGCCGTACATGCGGGAAAAGATACCCCACCATTGAGCTGTTCATGCTTCCCGGGCGCACCGGGAAGCTGCGGCCCGCCGGGGTGGTGCTGAAACTGAGTGAGGAGGAAAGCGAAGAATGAACAAGTTGATCCTGATTGGCAACCTGACCCGGGACCCAGAAAAACGCCAGACCCAGGACGGCCGCAGCGTGTGCAACTTTACGCTTGCCGTGAACAATCGCACAAGCCGCGACCACCCGGAAGCCGACTATTTCCGCGTGACAACCTGGGACCAGACCGCCGACAACTGCGCCAAATTCCTGGCCAAGGGCCGCAAGGCCTACGTGGAGGGCCCCGTGCACCTGGAGCAGTACACCGACCGGGACGGCGTGATCCGCTACAACCTGAAGGTGGACGCGCGGGCGGTGGAATTCCTGACGCCCCGCAGCGACGCCGCGCCCAGCGCGCCCAGCGCGCCCGCCGTGGACGAACGCGGGTTTGTGCAGGTGCCGGATGACGAGGTGCCGGAGTTTTAAACGGAAGGGGGAATCGGCTTGACTGCCCTGGAGCTGATGGCGGCCTGCCGCCGGGATAACCAGGAAAAGGCGCGGCTGGAAGCGCAGATCGAGGAGCTGGACGACTACATCACCTGCGTGAACGCCTTCGGCGGCGCGGGCGGGCACGCCAGCGTGAGCGATCGGTACGCCGATTACATGGCGCGGAAGGACGAGCTGGAAAAGCGGCTGTACGAAACGAAAAAAGCCCTGGCCGCGGAGAGCGCCGCGGCGATCCTGCTGACCGAAAGCCTGCCGGACACCCAGCGCAAAAGCATGCGCGGCTTTTACGTGTACGGCAAGACAGCAGCCGCCGTGGCGCGGGAGCTGCATTATTCCGCCAGCAGTATCGCCAAGGCCCTGGCCGCCGCCCGCGCCGTCTGCGCGCTGATCGGCGGGGACGCGGTGGAGGACAAGCTGCCGCCCTGGTACCTGAAAAAATACGGAGAGGGGGCCGGGAAGGAATGGGATTCCTGACCAAGATTCTTTTGTTCCTCGCCGCCCTGGCGGGCCTCGGCCTGCTGCTGGACGCGCTGATGGCCATCGTCTACCTGGCCATGCGCATCCTGCTGCGGGCCGCCGACCATTGGGGCACGTGGATGGACGAGCACCCGGAAAGGGAGGGAAAAAAGCGTGGATAACCTGGACTGGGAAAAGGCGGAAAAGTGGCTGGACGAAATGACCGAGGCGTACAAAAGCCTCGGCCCGGCGGGAGAACTGGGGTATTATTACACCATCCTGCCCCTGCGCATCCGCTTCGGCAATCATGAACGGTCGAAAGAGCTGTACGACGAAATTATGGCATTGGAGTGAGCGCAAGATGGAGAAAGGATTGCTGTTTCGGATGGTTCTTTTTCCCATCGTTGGCATCGCCTGCGGGATCGTGAGCAATTTCCTGCCCGCCTGGACAAACGCGGCGACGCTGACAGTGGCGGTGCTGCTGGTGCTGGACAAAATCATGAGGGCGCTGGAAGAAAGGGAATGAAGCATGGCAAGGTTTAACTATGATGAAATGGCAATGCGAACAGCGCAACGGGCATTGGACGAATACGTGTACGAGGGAAAGACGCTGCGCGAATGGGTGAGCCTGATTAAATCACTTGACACGATGACAACAAGGCTGCTCACTCTGGAAGAAGCCCTGCGCGTGAAGGGGATCGGCTGGGAGGAAATCTGGTTTGACGCCGATGAAGAGGAAGGCACACCGGAATATCGAGAGTGCTTCCCTTGCGTATTTATCAACGGGCATTATGTCTGCGCGGACGGCGACATCGGCGAAGTGAGCTCGTACTCCTACAACAAGCCCCACCATTCCCGGCTGTGGATGGGGTGGAAAAAGCCAAGCGACGAAGCGCGGAAGGCGGAGGCGTGGGATGAATGATAATTCCAAGCCCACGCTTGACAAATGGAGCAATTGGCGCTGTGGCCATTGCGGGAAAATACTGTTCGGGGAGCTGGATAAATGCCCGTGGTGCGGAAAGGATGTGAAGTGGGGTGGATAGAAAAACAGCAATCGATTGGCTGGAAAGCATAAGACATGATGTCCATGGCGGAGATGAAGAATATGACAGGCGGCGAAAAGAAGCACTTGATATGGCGATCACAGACATGAAAAATTGTGAAACCAGCAATGCCGACTGGATCAGCATCAAGGACGGACTTCCAGCTAAGTATACTCCATTTTACGCCGCCTGCAAAAGCCTTGTGGATGATCGGGAAAACTGGACGATAGAAGGCATTTACAATGGCACGATTTACGGCGGACCTTGGGGCGTCCCGATGGTTGAAATGGGCAAAGCTGAGGTTTACGCTTGGATGCCGAAGGAAATGCCGAAACCTCCGAAAGATGATTTCCCCTGCGAGGGGAAGGCTTTGGAAACGCCCGCCGCCTACCCCGCCGACCTGATGGAGCACCGGTATTCCGGGCTGATTACGGAGGACTGAGCCATGGCGATGGAAAGAGTGACGCTTTGCGCCCGCTGCCACAAGCCCATCCCCGCCGGGCGGATGGTGTGCCCACGGTGTGACCGGAACGCCTGCGGCCACGTGTGGGACTTCCGGGGCTTTGCCTATGAACAGGACGGAAAAAAGTATTTCCGCTACAAGTGCCTGCGCGGCTACGCACCGCCGCTTTTCCGCAAAGCGGAAGCGGCGGCAGCGCCGCGCTGGGAACCGAAGGTTCCGCGCGGGCTGGTCGCGCCTGCGCGTAGCGCAGTGGCGCGACTGCTAACGCGATCAGCGGCTGGAGCCGGTGAGCGATGTGCGGGAAATGTACCGCCCGCGTCTGGAGGACGAACGCGATGGATAACCGCGACCTGATGACTGTGGAATACTACGCTGCCCAGGACCCCAACCGGCTGATCGGCGCGGCCTACGTGCCCCGGAAGGACGCGGCCCGCTGCGTGCGCGTGATCGGCCGGGCCCTGTGCCAGGCGCTGATGATGGATTCGGTGGAGGGCCGGCTGCTGGACCAGCGGGGCGATCTGAAGGAAAGAATGATCGTGAAGCGGTGAAAATTACATACACTTTCCATACCCTTTCTATATTGCTTCCGTCCAAAACCCGTGATATGATTACACTGCGAAAAAACGAAAGGGCAAGCATAACCCCTTTGCTGGCTGCCTTTCGATCGCTTTGAGTCCGCAGCCGCCATGTGGATTCGATCTTCTTCCGGACACCGTGTGATGACAATCATGCGGTGTTTCGGTTTTTTTGGGGCCCTTCGGGCACCTCATCCGTCACGCTACGCGTGCCACCTTCGCAAAGCAGTCGCGCCGATGCGCGATGCGCAGGCGCGACCAGCCCGCGCGGAACCTATGGTTCCCAGCGCGGCGCTGCCGCCGCTTCCGCTTCGCGGAACAGCGGCGGTGCGTACACTGCGAGGGGAAGGCTAAATTATGAAACCCTACAAGAAAAACGATCCCTTTTACACCTCCGCGGCCTGGCGGGCGGTGCGGGAGCAGGCGCTTTTGCGGGATCATTACATCTGCCAAAAGTGTCTGAAAAAAGCGGAGATGGGCAAGCTGTTTCGGCCCCATCCCGCCACCATGGTGCACCACATCGTGCCCCGCAGCGTGCGCCCGGAATGGGAACTGAACCTGGATAATTTGGAATCCCTCTGCGACGCCTGCCACAACGAGGAGCACCCGGAGCGCGGCTTCAAGGCGAAGCGCCTCGACCGAACGCAGACCGGGCAGCGGGTGATCAAAATCACCAACGAAAGGAGCATGGACAAGGATGTGCGATATTGATTCTTCGCTTCGCCAGCGGCACCTGGACAGCCTGCGCTATCCGGAAAGCCGGGAAATGTACGAGCGGACGCTGGCCATGTGCCGGGACCGGCCGGACGGCCTGATGCCCTCGGACCTGGACATGATCTTTGACCTGTGCACATCAGAGGACATCAAGCACGACCTGAAGGCCGACATCAAGTCCCGCGGCGTGGTGGTGGAAACCCGGAACGGGCGGCAGATTTTCCGCAAGGAAAACCCCTCCATGGCGAGATTGTGCCGCTACACGGAATTGCAGCGCAAGATCCGCGCGGACCTGAGGATCACCCCGGCCAAGCGGGCCGCCCCGGAAGAAGAAGAAGAACCGGAAGAGGAAGAAGACGCCTTTGACGCCCTCTGACGCCTTTTACGCCCCGCCGCGCCTGAACGGCCCCGAGCGGGCCATGCGGTACGCCAGGGCGGTGGCGGACGGCAAAATCACAACCGGCAAAAAGGTGCGGGCGGCCTGCAGGCGGTTTCTGAATGATCTCAAAAAGGTCCCGGACGACCGTTACCCCTGGACCTACGACGAGCATAAGGCCGGCCGCCCTGTGGAATTCATGGAACGCTTTTTGGCGCCCACCAAGGGCAACTATGAGCGGATGGAGCTGATGCCCTGGCAGTGCTTCGCCATCTGCAACATTTTCGGCTGGGTAAGCAAGGAAACGGGCCTGCGCCGCTTCCGCGAGGCGCTGATCTACGTGGGCAGCGGCAACGGCAAATCCACCATGATGAGCGGCCTTTCTGCCTTCCTGGCCAGCAAAGACGGGGAGCGCGGCGCGGACGTCGCCCTCTTTGCCAATTCCAAGGATCAGGCCGAGATCGTTTTCGGCGAGGCGAAAAAGCAGATCGAGGCCAGCCCCGAGCTGAAAAAGCGCTTCCGCACCACCAAGGACGGCATTTACTTTGATCCCACCAACTCCTCGATCATCGCCCACGCCAACGACCTAAGCAGCAAGGACGGCCTGAACCCCTACGCGGCGGTGTTCGACGAGATCCACGAATTCAAGGATTTCCGGCTCCTCAACCTCTTAAAGCCCAAGATGCTCAAGCGGCAGCAGCCGCTTTTTTTGTACCTCACCACCGCGGGCTATGTGAACGAAGGGCCGCTGGATCACTATTACCGGCTCTTTGGCAGCGCCCTGGAGGAAGGCAAGCTGCCGCCGGAGGTGAGCGACCAGCTGTTCGGCCTCATCTACGAGCTGGACGAGGACGACGACATCGAGGACAGCAGCTGCTGGATCAAGGCCAACCCCGGCATCGGATACCTGCTGAACCTTCGGGATATGAAGGCCCAGTGGGAAAAGGTCAAGAACATCCCTCAGGAGCGGGCCAACTTCATCTGCAAAAACCTGAACCTGAAGGTGAATGCCGACGAAGCCAGCTTCGTGGACTGGAGCATCCTCAAAAAGAACAACGCCATCATCGACCTGGAAAATCTGGAGGGCCACGTGGGCTACGCGGGCTTCGACCTGTCCACCCGCGAGGACTTCACCGCCGCGGCCATCGCCGTGCCGCTCCCGGACAACCGGGAATTCGTGCTGCATCACAGCTGGGTGCCCCGCAAAAAGCTGGAAACCGTGCCGGAAGGGACGGACTTTTGGAGCTGGAGCATGATGGGGTATCTCACCATCGTGAACGCGGATTACATCGAGCAGGACATGGTGGCGGACTGGATCTGGAAGCAGGCCCAATACTTCGACCTGTTGGGCGTGGGCTACGACCCCGCCAACGCCCGCTGGACCGTGCTAAACCTGGAGGGCCGGGGCCTCAACTGCGAGGTGGTCCGCCAGGGCCCCATCACCCTGAACGACCCCATGAAGGACCTGAAAGAGATGCTTTTGGATGGCCGGGTGGTTTCCAACAACGACCCCATGCTGCGCTGGTACACCGACAACGTGCGCCTCAGCAAGGAAGCGCGCCACGCCGACAAGGCCAACTGGATGCCGACCAAACGCAAGCGGGACCTCAAGATCGACGGCTTCATGGCCTGGCTCTTCGCCCACACCCTGGCCATGCGGGCAAGAGAGCCGGAGTACGATGAGGACCGGTTCGACATCACCCACATCAAGCTGGACTGAATGAGGCAGGAAGTAGGAGGTATTAGCGAGGTAGGAGGTAGGAAGTAGGAGGTAGGAGGTTTTATTTTGTGTAACAATTGGCCGCGCGTAAAATGTGTGTGCCGGTTGTGGCGGCATGATAAACCTCCTACCTCCTACTTCCTACCTCCTACCTGAATTCCGACTGTAAGGAGGAATGACTTATGGGCATTTTCAACCGCCGCCGGGCGTCCGCGCGGGCGGAACCCGGCAAAGCGCCGGCTGAACGGCTGAGCTTTGGCGCCATGCGCATGGCCGACTGGCGGGCCAACACGAGCGAGGCCATTTGCGCCGCCGCGGCCCGCACGGCCAACACCCTGGCTTCCGCGCCCCTGCACCTGTACAAAAACGAGGAGGTGCAGCGAACCCATCCCCTGGAGCGCCTGGTGCGCTATTCGCCCGCCCCCGGCTGGAACGCCTTTGCCTTCGTGCGGGATATGGAGTTTTCCCGCTCCTCCGTGGGCCGCTGCTATTCCTGGGTGCTGCGGGATAACCTGCGCCAGCCCATCCAGCTGCAATACCTGGACGCGGGCCGGGTGCAGACCCTGCGTGCCCTGGAAACGGGCGACCTGTGGCACCGCGTCACATTGGAGGACGGCCGCGACGGCTACATCCACGACAGCGATATGCTGGCCCTCTCCTGGCTTTCCACCTCCGGGGCCATCACGCCCACCAGCGTGCTGCGCGGCACGCTGGAATACGACGCCCAAATCAAGGAATTTTCTTTGGCCAGCTTAAACGGCGTGCACGACGTGATCCTGATCAACGCGCCCAGCAACCTTTCCAAGGAAAAGCGCACCGCCATGGTGACGGAGATTTTGGAAACCTACCGGGCCACCGGCAAAAGCGCCCTGCTGCTGGACAGCGGCATCACCGCCACCCAGCTGCATTCCTCGCCCGTTGACCCAAAAGTCATGGACGTGGAAAAGGTGACGAAATCCCGCGTGGCCGGCGTGTACGGCATGCACCCGCATCTCCTGGGCGACGGCGAAAGCAACCGGGTGAGCAACGAAGAAGACATGCAGAACTTCCTCTCTCTCTCCATCGTGCCCATCATGGCCCAATGGGAAGCGGAGTGCAACAAAAAGCTGCTGAGCAGCAAAATGTGGGAAGAGGGCTACGCCTTCCGCTTCGACACCAGCGAGCTTTCCCGCGCCAACACCCAGGTGCTGGCGGAGCGCAATTTCAAGGGTGTGCGCGGCGGCTATTACCGCATCAATGAGATCCGCAAGCGCGAGGGCCTGCCGCCCGATCCAGACGGCGACCAGCTGCTCATCAGCCGCGACCTGCTGCCGGTAAGCTGGATCGTCAAGCACCCTGACCTGCTGGTCAGCAGCGGACGCGGCAAAACCAACGGGGCAGGTGAGGATTCGTGATTAACATGGCAGACGCCACGGAAGAACGCTACACCATGAAGGAAATCGCCGTGGCCACCGGCATCAACGTCGCCACCCTGAACAGCCGCCGCAAGCGCATGGGCATGGAAGGGAACGACGAGGGATACACCCTGGCCGAGGCCAAGCTGCTCGTGCGCCGCCCCCGGCGCGGCCGCCCATACAGCCAGGCGAAAGCCAACCGTCTGCGGCAGAAGCTGCAAAACGACGGGTTTACCTGCAAGTGAGGATAAACGCCATGAAGAAATTTTACAACCTGATCCCCGGCCAGCCCGGGGAGGAAAGCCGGCTGTATATCGACGGGGAGATCGTCAGCGGCTATTCCGGCTATGACTGGTGGACCGATGAACACCAGACCGGGGCCTACGATTTCCGCAACGAGCTGGCCCAGTGCGGCCCGGTGACGGTGTACATCAATTCTCCGGGCGGCGATGTGTTCGCCGGGGCGGCCATGTACTCGGCGCTCCTGGATCACCCCCACAAGGTGACCGTGAAAATCATGGGCATCGCCGCCAGCGCCGCGTCCGTGGTGGCCATGGCGGGCGACGAGGTGCTGATCAGCCCCGTGGGCTACATGATGATCCACGACCCCTGGAGCTACGTGGTGGGCAACGCCCGGGAAATGGAGCACGAAGCCCAGGTGCTGCGGGAAATCGGCGAGGGCATCGTGGCCGCCTACCAGAAGAAAACCGGCAAAACCACCGACGAGATCCGCCGCCTGCTGGAAGCGGAAACCTACATGAACGCCCAGAGCGCCATCGAGAACGGCTTCTGCGACGGCCTGTTCACCCCCGACGAGGACAAGGCCGCCCTTGCCCAGGCCAGCGCCCCCGCCGCTTCCATGCGCGGCCGGGATTACACCCCCGCGGCGTATATGGCCCGGATGGGCGGGCGGAAGTTGAGTAAGAGTACAGCGTGCAGAGTGCAGAGTGCAGATGATATAGTGAACAAAGAAATCATCTGCGATATTGGTGATCAAAATAAATCTGAACTCTGTACTCTGAACTCTGTACTCTCGCCTTCAGCTCTGAACTCTGAACCCTCGTCTCTCTCTCCCGTCATCGCGCAGGCGCTTGCGCTTGTGCTGAAAACGAGGGACTCTCTATAACCCCTCAGTCAGCTTCGCTGCCAGCTCCCCTGATAGGTGAGCCCAAAAGCCTTCCCCTGGCAGGGGAAGGTGGCCCGCAGGGCCGGATGAGGTGAACCGCGTCCAGCCCGCTAAACGAAAGGAGAAATCACCATGCCTACCATGACCCTTGAACAGATCAACGATTCCATCCGCACCGTGGGCGCCCGGGTCAACGACCTGTCCGTCCGCCTGGCCCTGGCCGCCACCGCCGCCGCCCCCGACCTGCAGGAGGTCGCCCGGCTGCAGGACGAGCTCCAGGCCGAAAACACCCGCCTGGAAGCCCTGCGCCAGAGCGCCCAGTCCCTGGGCGGCAGCCAGGAGGCTGCCCTGCCCCAACAGCCCGCCCAGAACGCCCAGCAGGAGCGCAGCCTTTCCGCTCTGCGCCAATCCAACGAATACGCCCGGGCCTTCGCCTTCGCCATCCGCAATGGCTTCACCCCCGCCACCGGCCGCGGCATGGAGCAGCTCAAGCCCCTCTACGACGCCCTCACCATCGGCGGCGGCACGCCCACCGGCAGCGACGGCGGCTTCCTGGTGCCCGAGGATATCGACCACCAGATCCGCGAGCTGCAGCGGGAGCTGAACCCCCTGCGGGCGTTTTTCGAAGTCGAAACCGTGACCACCAACAGCGGCTGGCGCGTGAAGGACAACGCGCCTGACGCCGGCTTCACCGCCGTGAACGAGACCGCCGCCGTGCCCCGGGACAGCCAGCCTTCCTTCGGCAAGGTGACCTATACCCTTACCAAGTACGGCCTGATCCTGCCCGTTTCCAACGAGCTGGCCAGCGATGAGGTGGCGAACCTGTTTGCCTACATTTCCCGCTGGGCCGCCAAGAAGGAAACCATCACCGAAAACACCCTGCTGCTGGCCGCCCTGGCCGGCGCCACCGCCGTCACCACGGCCATCGCCGCGAACAGCGAAATCAAGGGCATCAAAAAGGCCCTGAACGTGGACCTGGATCCCGCCATCAGCCGCAGCGCCATCTTCCTGACCAACCAGGACGGCTTCGACATCCTGGACGGCCTGGAGGACGAGCAAGGCAGGCCCCTCATGCAGTGGAACCCCACCGAGGAAACGCCCCGCTTCCTGCATGGCCACCGGGTGGCCGTGGTGAGCAACGCCGTTCTTGCCAGCTCCACCGGCACCGGCGCCGCCGCGCCTCTCTACATCGGCGACGCCCGCCAGTTCGCCACCCTGTTCGAGCGCTCCGCCATGGAGGTGCTGAGCACCAACATCGGCGGCAACGCCTTCAACAACGACACCACCGAGATCCGCTTCATCAAACGCATGGGCGTTTCCAAGTTCGATACCGGCGCGGTGCGCAAGGCGGCGCTGACGCTGTAACCAGCGCGCACGGCGCGCTGCGAAGGAAACGCCGGTAAAACCGTCGTTTCCTTCGGTTCCATCAATTTCTTGTAAAATGGGCGACAAAGCCGCCTCATTTTACACACGCACCGCCGCTGCTCCGCAAAGCGGAAGCGGCGGCAGCGCCGCGCTGGGAACCGAAGGTTCCGCGCGGGCTGGTCGCGCCTGCGCAAAGCGCAAAGGCGCGACTGCTAAGGCAGAAATTGATAGCGGTATGAATCCTTCGGATTCCCCGCCCGCGCGGCAAAGCCCCGCGATACGATTTCAAACAGGGGGCTGCGGCCCCCTGTTGACCCCTGTGGGGAAAGGATGATTCATTTTGACTGACACCCAACTGGAAGCCAAGCTGGAAGAGCTGCGGCGCTGGGAGGTGGTGGACCCGGAGGACGCGGACGAAATGGCCAACCTGCGGGACGCGCTCTTTTCCGCCGACGGCTACCTGAAAGGCGCCGGCGTGCCAAACGAGGACACGCCGCTGCGGGATATGCTGCTGCGGAAGCTGGCCGCGTACTTTTACGAGGTCCGCGCGCCCGGCCAAAACGGCTATCCCGATCTGCCGCCGGACCTGAATCACCTTATCCTAAACCTGAGGCATTGATATCACCTCATCCGTCGGCTACGCCGACACCATCCGAGGGCTGCCGCCCAGCCTCCGCTGAAAACCAGCCCGAGGGCTGGTTTTCCGGGCGCTACGGCTCCCCTCAAGGGGAAGGCTTAACGAAGATGTGCTGCCAAAAGCCTTCCCCTGGCAGGGGAAGGTGGGCCGCGCAGCGGCTCGGATGAGGTGATTCCCCGTGAAAGGAGCCCGCCCGTGAACCCCAGCACATTGAGATTCCAAATCGACATATACCGGCGCACGGAAACCCAGAACCCGTCCGGCTACATGGCCGTGGAAAACGAAAAGCTGTTCTCCGGCGTGCGGGCGGACTTCACCGACGCTTCCACCCGCGAGGTGTGGGAGGCCCACGCCGCCAAGGCCCGCAACATCGTCAACTGGAAAATCCGGGGCTGGAAGAATATCAAGGTGGGCCACTGGGTTTTTTTTGATGAGCAGTGGTACGAAATCATCGCCGTGCAGCGAATCAAAAAAGCGCCCCGGGAAATGATCCTGAAAACAACCTTGAAGGAAAGCAGGGGGTGACCGTATGCTGGACATCCTATCCGCCCTGCAAAGCGCGGGGGTGCCCGCCTTCCGCGGCGCGTTCCGCCCCACGGCGGAATATCCGGAGCCGCCGGACACCTACTGCGTTTACCTCACATCCCGCACGCCGGACTGGCCCGCGGACGACAGCGACACCGCGGAGCGCCGGCGGGCCTTTTTGCATCTCTACGCCCTGAGCGATCCGGAGGCTGCCCAGGCCGCCATCGAGGCCGCCATGCGGGCGGAGGGCTGGCACCTTGCCTACGTAAACGATGATTACGTGGAGGGCAGCGGGCACTACGAAGTCCTGAGCGAATGGGTGGCGGTGCGCTGACGCGCTGCGAATGAACCGTCGGCAGGCCGCCGCTTCATTCGTTTTCATCAATTTCTTGTAAAAATGGGCGGCGAAGCCGCCTCATTTTACGGCCAGAAATTGATAGCGGTATGAATCCTTCGGATTCCCCGCCCGCGCGGCAAAGCCCCGCGATACGATTTCAATCAGGGGCTGCGGCCCCTGATGACCCAAGGGAGGCTCCGCATGGCCCTGAAATTCGACCTCAGCCCCTTCGACCGCCTGGACGACGATTTCGCCAAGGCGGCGGGCAAGCTGGAAACGCTGGTGGGCAGCGAAAACACCAAAACCCAGGTGAAGGCCGTGCTCAAGCCCCTGGAGGACGACGCCAAAAGCCGCGTCCACTCCATCACCGGCCACCTGAAAAGCAGCATCGAAACCCGCGTCACCACCCACGCGGACGCGCCCACGGAGATCGAAGTGGGCATCAGCTACAAGCGCCACCCCAAGGCCCACCACGCCCACCTGGTGGAGGACGGCCACGGCGGCCCGCACCCGGCCCCGCCCCATCCCTTTTGGGAGCCCGCCGTGCAGCTCCATGGCCAGCAGGCCGTGGACGCCTTGGAGGATCTGATGGAGGATCTGGCGGAGCAGCTCTTTTGAGCAAGCATTGAAAGCAAAAGGAGGAACCTCAAATGCCTGACAACGACACCACCCCTGCCGTAAATGAAGTATACAGCACGATCGGCCTGCGCGCCATCGTGGTGGCCAAGCTGCTCACCGACGAAACGGACAGCACGCCCACCTATGACCCCGTGCAGCCCCTGATCGGCGCCATCGACCTGGATGTGAGCGACAATTCCGGCGAGCCGGACGCCCAGTATTATGACGACGGCGAGCACGACGTGGTGCTGCCCGACCCCGAGCTTTCCGGCACCATCGAGATGGCCGACCTGCCGCCCGAAAAACAGGCGCTGCTGCTGGGCTATAGGGTGGATAAAAACGGCGTGGTGATCCACAACGCCGACGACAAGCCGCCCTACTTCGCCTGGGGCTTTAAGAGCAAAAAGAGCAACGGCGTGGACCGCTATGTGTGGTACTACAAGGGCCGCTGCACCATGCCCCAGGATAAGCACACCACCAAGCAGAAGGATCTGAACCGCCAGACCCAGAAGCTGAAGGTCACCTTCGTGAAGCTGAACTCCACCGGCAACGCCCGCGCCTTCGTGGACGAGGACTCCGAAGCCTTCGCAACCGCCAAGGCCACCTTCTTCAACGCGCCTTACACCCCCGATTTTACCACCTGATCAAACGAAAAGAGCCCGCCCCCGCGGGCTCTTTTCGGCGTTTTGACTTGTTGACCTTTATCTTTCCGACTGCAAGGAGGACTTCATGCTTTCCGTCACCCTTGGCGAAAACGTCTACACCATCGACTATGTGACCGCCCTGGCCCTGCGGGAAATCGGCCGGCCCATGGAAATCATCAAAAAAGCCGAAAAGGGCCAGGAGCCCGCCGACTTCGGGCGGGACCTGGACACGCTGGTGAACTGGTTTTGCCTGCTGTTCCGGAATCAATTCAAGCCGGCGGAGGTATACGAAAAATACCCCGCCGACCGCCTGATCACGGACATCACCCTGGCCGCCCTGGCGGTGAACAACCGGGTGAGCAGCGTGCTGAGCGCGTTCCCCACGAAGGCGGCAGCGGCCAGGAAGCAGGAAGCGTAAATGCGCTGTCCGACCTGGCGTATCTGTGCTACGACTCCTATATGCAGGCGGGCAGAATGCCCCAGGAGATCGACGGCGCGGACATCTGCGCATGGCTGCGCGTGTGCGGATGGCGGGCTGCACGCCGCCAGGAAAAGAGAAAGCCCCGGAAAAAGCAATTGTTTATCGACGATGTGATGCGGTAACCCCCAAAATCCTTCCCCTCAGAGGGGAAGGATTTTGGGTAGTATAACACCATCCCCATAAAACAACCCCCGAAAAGGAAGTGAACCCCCATGGCCGATGTGCGCGATCTGCTCATCCGCATGAGCCTGGACACCAGCACCTTTAAAACCAATATCGCCGACGCCAAGCGGGAGCTGCGCACCCTCAAATCCGAATACAAGGAAATTTCCTCCTCGGACGACATCGGCCAGGGCGGCGCGCGCCTCCTGGAAAACCTGCGGGAGCAGAAAACCGCCGCGGAAGCGCTGGTGCAGGAATACCAGACGGGCATCGAGGAGATCCGCAGGCAATTGCAGGACGTGCCCACGGACAGCCAGGCGGCGGGCCAGCTGCAGCGCCAGGTGCAATCCCTGGAGGATGGCCTGGCCCGCGCCCAGACCCAGGTGAACGATCTGCAAACGCAGATCAACTCTGTGCGCCTGGACACCTTCATCGCCCACGCGGAGACCGTGGCCAGCACCATCAACAGCCTGAAAATCGGCCTGGGCGATTTGACCGACTTCGCCCGCCAGACCGCCAACGCCGCCGACACCGCCAACGTGAGCCGGGAGGCGGCCCGCGTTGCCGGCACGAAGAGCTTTGAGGGTGCGACCAACGAACAGCTTAAAGATCTGGACGACACCGTGAAACGCATGATCACCACCGATTTGCCCCTGCTGTATCAGCAGATGTACGGCATATTGGAGGTGGCTGGACAGCAGGGCATTGACATTCTGGATGCGCCTGCCTTTTCCACGGTGATGGCCAAGCTCTCTGTGGCTACTGACATGACGGCCGATATGGGCTCG